TCAGTGAACAATCTTGTTGCGTATGCCAAGTTAGAGTTGAAGATTGCAACTTCATTAAGTTTTTCTCTGAAAACATTTAATGCTTTTCTGTACTCTTCATTCTTTTCTCTCAACATATTAACTTCTGATTCTGTGGATTCAACTTTTACTCCGTTTTTACCATAAACATAATTTCTGTTGTTAGTAATACCTTTTCTAAGTCCTCGTCCTTCTTTTGAACCCATTCCATAAGTTCTTGCTGCTTCTTTAGTTTCTTCCTTTTCGAAAGCTTTTCTTTTTAGAGTACCACCTTTTTTGGTTGTAAAATCTTCTTTACCTGGCATGGTTTTAGATTTATCACCTTTGTTCATTCCGTGAGCACCCTCTTTTGTTTCAGCCTTAACAACTTTGGATTTTTGTTCCATATTTTCACCTTTCTTGTATACGAAATTTGGTTTTCCTGTACCCATTGTTTTAGGACCTTCTTTTTTGTCCTCTTTGAATCCACCTGCAGCTTTTGAGTTATAAGTGAATTTAGGTCCAGAACCAATTCCAACACCTTTAGGTTTTACTGTCGATTTACCTTCTCTAACAGATCTTCTGTGGTTGTAAGATTCGTCCAAATCTTCTTCTTCCATCATGTCGTCATCTTCTTCTTCCATCATGTCGTCATCTTCTTCTTCCATCATGTCGTCATCTTCTTGCTCCATCATGTCATCATCTTCTTGCTCCATCATGTCGTCTTCTTCGTCGAATTCAATTTCATACATAACTTCTTCGTCTTGGTCCATTTCGAGGTCTTCAACGTCTCCGTCTTTTGAGAAAATTGCGTTAATTACATCTTCTGTATCAACGTCCATTTCATCGATTTCACTGTCTATCATAGTTTCATCTAATTCTTCTTCGTCTTCTTCAGACTCACCAAGCTTAACTAAGTATTCGGAATCTGTGTCAGTATCGCTCAAGTGAATATCCTCACCGTCTTTCTTAACGATAATTCCATCTTCTTCACCCATAGCTTTAAACACCTTCAGAATTTCTTCGTCAGAAGCATCAGTCAAATCTATTGGACTTTCTTCTGAATCCATATCCATGTCCATGTCAAAATCCATGTCCATTTCCATATCATCTTCATTATCAACAGGTACATCCATATCGATGTCTGTATCTAATTCAACCTCATCTTCCATGTCTTGTTCTGATAGAGATTCTTTTACTAACTGATTGATTTCTTCCTTCATAGTAGAAGCAAGTATTCCTTTTGCGTTTTGGGCGATTGCTTCTTCAACATTTTTCATTTGAATTAACGCCTCCTGTACTAAGTTTTTATTTTCTTGCATAGAAAAAAATTGTTTAATTTATCATATAAATAGTGCCAAAATGAAAAAAAGTCATTTCACAATACCTTTAAAATAAAAAAAGTGGTCTATTGACCACTTCATTTGTTTCAGTTTGATAATGTTGATTATTCAATCACCTCGTCGATTTTACTTTAAGACCCCGCGGTAATTCTCCAATCATGAGTAAACCCCTCATACTTCTTGGTTACTTTTGCCTCCACGTCTGTAACAGAGTAACCTTTTACAAGTTTCTCTTCTCTAACTTTTTTAATTTTACCTGTGTTTTCATCAGGAAAATCGTACTGAATTTTTGCTACAAAATATTTTTCTTCCATAATTTTATTTTCTTAAAAAATCGTCTAATTTTTTCATTAAGTCAACCGACTTTTCAGCATACTCATTATTTTGTTTAGATTTTCTTTCTTCCTCTAAGTTTTCTTCATACTTACTTCTTTCATCTGGATTCGTAAAAAGATATGCTCCAGGAGTAGAAGGAGATGATACCAAATCAAAACATATCAATTCAAAGTCATCCTGTACTTCATTTCTTTCACCAACTTTTTTTAATGACCCAACACCTCTTGAAGAAATACCTAAAGTCACTCCCTGTCTCATTAGGTTAGCTGCTTGGTCTCCCTTTGTTGAAACTATTCCTCTTTCGTGAAACCCTGGAGATGTCAATAATTTGAGTTTTCCCATGAGTATATTTTTATCCCACCATATGTCTGTAATGATGTGAGATACTCTGTCTAAGTCTATTAATGATGATTCAGGGTGATTTAATTCAGATGTTGACAAACCCTTAGAAATAGATTGTTTATATCTATCAGCCTCTCTTTTCAAAATCCTTTCAGGATATGTTCTACCATTTCTATTTGGAGTATCATATTTTTGAAGAACCGCATAAAATTCAAATGGATTTCTATAATCTAAATTGGATGCTTCTTTTAGAATGTCAATATTCTGAGTATCTTTTGGAGAAACCCAACCTGCATCCATTTCAATCAATATACCGTGACCAAGCTCGCTTGCTTCTAAAATTCTTAAATTTTTCATCTAATCTTTTAAGATAAATATACGGATTCAGATAGTTTGCTAAATTTCGTCTTTTTTAGAAATTGAAAATTCAAAGTATTTGTTCTGAACCACGTTATTTTTATAGATTGATTTGACAATATTTTTTATGGATTCTTTAATTTCATCGCACTTGAAATCCATTTCTTTAAAGGTATATAGATTGATTTCCAAATTGAAAAATGATTTCTTCCCTTTTGATATCCCACTTGTCCGAAGGTCCAAATCAACAATATTTTTTTCTTGAAAAATTTTTGAATCGATTGATTCAAACACTGAATTTTTTATTTCTCTCCCTAAACCTGAAACAATTCGGTTCCAATTTTCTAATTCTTCTTTTGGGGTAACCCACGATTGAATATTTATATAAACCGATTTTAAGTTTTTGGAGTCTACTGTCCCATATTGAGACTTGATGGGGTTGAACAGGTTAAGTTTAACACTTTTTCCTTTTTTCATTAATAATGATATTATGTACGTTTATTAATGAAATTATATACATAATATACATAAATGTCAAAATTTTTTTATATTTGGAGATATTTTAATATATGATAATAATAAAAATTAATCAGGGTAACCCTATTGAGAAAGCTCTCAAGACCCTAAAGTCAAAAGTAATTAAAACAAAACAAAATCAAATTTTATTTGAGAAACGGGAATATACAAAAAAATCTGTACTTAAAAGAGCACAGATTCTGAAGGCAAAATATATTCAAAGTCTTAAAGACCAATCAAATTGATTCTTCCAAATTTTTTAATTTTAGGAAATTTAATTGGTCAAATTTTTCAGACTTAACTTTATCAATTGTTTCTAAAATTTTTGTTTTAATATCCTGTGAATCTTCACTATTTTGGAGCGCAGTTAATTTAGATATTGCACTTTCTTTTATTGTCTCAAATTTCGTCTCTAAAGTTTTGACATCTTCAGAAACAATTTGAAAAAATTCTTTTTTAGAATTTTCATCTAAACTAAGTATGTAGTTATTAACTGTTTGGTTTGCTATGGAAACCATAGAACTAATCGGAATATTAATATTTTCTTTAATTGTTTCTTTGGTTGATGAAATTACCTTTAGAATACTTTTCTTTGCATTTAATCTTTCAAGTAAATTAACACCTTGACTATAAACTAATGTATCAATTTCGGTATAATTGTTTTCAGTTTTTTCGGAAAGAGTAATTGGAAGTTTAATACTTGGTAAAATTTTGTTTAATAGAGAAATCCCCTCCTCTATAAAATCCTTCGCATCCTGTTCACTTAATCCTTGAGGTGAACTCAGTTGGTCATATATCGCATATGCTTTAGACATACCTTTATTATTCAATACGTTGTGTTTGAATTCTCGTAAACTCTTCTTGAATTCAGTTTCATTTTTGTATGATTCCAAGAGATTTTTTTCAATTAGGGATTTTATTGTTCCGAAGGTCATTGTGTTTTTTACAATAAATATTATGAATTTAATAACTTATCTAAGTGTTTTGAAATTTCTCCTAAAGAATCTTGTCCTTGTCCCAAATTAATCATTTGAGATCCTTTAATAAAGTTATTTTCCACTAAAATATTCATATCTTTTTGTTTTGATTCTGGAGTTATTTCTGCTGGTGGAGGAGTTGTTTCACCACCTCCCGCCGGTGGTATATCTGGTTCTCCTCCAGGAATTTCCACCCCTCCTCCAAATGATGGTGGTGGCCCTAATTCTTCTCCTCCATCCATTGTAGTAG